GATCTGATAGCATTAACACTTCAGCGAGCTGGGCTTGAGTAAGCCCAGCATCGAGGCGGATTTGTTTGAGTTGTTTAGTTGTCATTTTAGTCAGCCTCTATGATTATATAGTCCGGGCTGCCCATTTCACCGTGACTTAGATAATAAGGTCCGCTATTCATTTCGTCAATCCATTCTTGGGCAGCATCGTAATTCTCAAATATAATTTCATCGCGGTTATCATCGCAGGCAAAACCGTCATTAGGATGATTAAGCGTTGAGGATGAGTAACAATATTCGACCCATACTTTGCACTTGCCCTCATAGTCTTCGTCCGCCTCTGTGAGTGTATTTAATTTTGCTGCTGCCAATAAATCGCCGGTTAGGTTATAAGGCTTTATGTATTCTTCGATTTCTTCTTCACCGATTAATTTTTCAATCTCACTTGATGTCATTTTGAGATCATATCCGTTGTATCCATCGCAATGAGCAAGATAATGAGATTCGGATAAGTCTTTTTTGAGCAAATGATACTCAGCGCATTCCCAATCTTCTGCGGGGTCTGCTATCTCTGTGCGGACTAAATAGTAGTTTTCATTTTCAAAATCTACGATTTCCGCTGTGCCGTAAAAACCACCTCTAAGATTATTGATGGCTTCTTCGATTTGTTTTTTTGTTGTTTCCATTTTTAGCTCCTTTTTGTTTTGTTAAAAGTCAATCACAATTTCTGGTGTTAATATACACAATGCGTATGTAATTGTCAAGTAAAATCGTAAAAATAATTAAAAATATTTTCGAGGTGTTTTAAGCGTGGATAATATAATAATACTCAATGCGTATAGCCTTTTAAAGTTTGATTTTGAGCTAATTTCGCAACATCCGATTAAAAATTGCTTAAAAACGCACTTTATAGGGCGACGTAATATATGGGTTGCCTTGAGATCGTGGCTTATAACGCATATACGCAAGCCGTATGTAGCTTATTTTGTTAATATTTTTGTCTTAAAAACGGTTGCATCTGATAGTTAGCCTGGCGTCTCTCCTAAAGATTTTTAGGATGATTTGAAGATTTCGAGAAATTAATATTCGAGTGTGAAAAATGACGAATGAACTAAAACTGGATTTACTGGAAGTTCTTGTTAAGCATAAAGTAATTCCGGAGAATTTTTTGCGTGATGAAAAGGTGCGCAGTGAATATATCTCTTTGAGAAAAAATGGTATTACGGGGCAACGAGCAAGACAGCAGTTGGCGGATAAATTTTTCACAAGTGAAAAGAACATCGAATATATTATTTATGGCAAAAATAAATTCAAGAAGAACTCATAAGATCATTCCGATTACTTGCACGTCATCACATCAGATTGATATTTCGCTTGAGGATTTGAAAGTTCCAACAAATTATTTTGATTTTGCTTTTACTTCACCTCCATATTTTGATACTGAAATCTATAGTGATGAAAAAACTCAGGCAAGTAATCGGTATAAAACTCTCGAAGAATTCAATAAGAAATTTTTAGAAAAGCTCATTGTAAAAACGATTAAGGCTTTAAAACCGAATGGATGCTTTGTCATAAACATCGGCGGCAGTCAGTATCGATTTGATCAGGTCATTAATTCAATTTGTGAGAGAGAAGGTCTTGCTATTAAAGAATTATTTGATTACAAAATAGGGAAGGGAGATCATCTCGTAAAAAAATTCCAGGGAAACCGGTTAGAGAATACCATCAAAGCTAATGATTTATTTTTTGAGATAAGGAAAGCATAAATGCCAAAGCTTGTGAATGATATGGGTGAAAAGGTTGAGAATGGTCATACCGACATAGTCTGGGCACGCATCGATAGCGTTGTTGCATTGATACTTGAAAATGATAAGTATCTTCAATCGAAGAGAAACAAAGAGCTAAGTGATATTGTGATGAAGAAGTTCGATGTTGCTCAGAGAACAGCATTACGTTATGTGTCTGAAGCAAAGAGAGAAATCCGGAAGATTGGGAAGGCTGATAAGAAGAAAGCTTTTATAAAGGCAATCCGCGACAGAGAATTTTTATTGCAGAAGGCAAAGGGAGTAAGAGATAAGACAGGAAAATTAATTGAGAAACCTGACTATAAACTCGCTTTGGAAATTCTTAAGGATAGAGACAAACTCAATGGGCTTTATGTTGATGAAGTTAAGCAAAGCGGGGAGCTGACGATGAAGAATGTTGATATGAGTAAGTTCACAGAATACGGTCTTGAGAGACTGAAGCGCGGAGATATGATCGAAGAAGTTTTAATGGACCCTAAATCAGTGAAGTCTGAACAATGAACCAGATACAAGTAGCAGCTGAAGCAGAATTAGAATTGAGACGCCGCCGTGCAGCTCGGTTGAAAGCGTATGAAACTCAGCGTGAATTTTATCAGATGCATCCTCTGGAGTATCTTGTAGAGAGAGTTGGGTTCAGAGCAAACACGATTGACTGGACACTTAACCCGGAATATGAAAATCACAAGTGGGATGGAACGGTTAATCCGTTTGTATTTCTGCTTGAATGCCTCTCCCAAGGAGTAAAGAAAATTGGAGTTGAGTCGGCAACCGGAACGGGCAAAACGAAATTTGGTGCTGGTATTGCCTTGTGGTTTTTGGATTGCTTTGAGAATTCATTGGTAATTACGACAGCTCCGAAAGAGCCTCAGTTGAAGCTGCACATCTGGAAAGAGATAGGAGTTATGTATCCAGCCTTTAACAAAGGATCATTAAGCACGCTCAGATTGAATATGCACGAAGATCCGAGATTAACGGATTGGCAGATGGTGGGTTTTACTTCTGGTATTTATGCTGATGAAATTTCTGCTACTAAAGCACAGGGATTCCACGCAGAGCACTTGCTGATTATCATTGAAGAGACTCCGGGAGTGCCTCAACCGATTATTGAAGCATTCCAGAATACCTGCGACGGACCACACAATATAATTTTAGCTTTTGGGAATCCTGATCATCAGTTAGATAACCTTCACAGATTTTGCCAGCTCCCAAATGTTACATCAATAAGGATATCAGGATTTGATCATCCGAATATTGTGCTGAATAATCCTTCGTTCATTCCAGGTGCAATTACGAGTGATGGAATAAATGATAAAAAATTACGTTATGGCGAAGAAGGTGCACTCTATCTCTCGCGTGCACGTGGGATTTCACCCGGTCAATCCATCAGCTCGCTGATCAGCTTGAAATGGATTAAGGAATCAATTGAGAGATGGAAAAAACTTTGTGATGGCAGAATTGATGAGAGTAAAATACCAGGAGAAAAAGCTCTTGGTGTTGACGTTGCAAATTCTGAAGCAGGAGATAAAGCAGCAATCGCAAGAGGGAAGGGAATAGTGCTTTTATCTGTGGTTGATTTTCAATGTCCGGATTCGAATGTATTGGGTAAGCGGGAAGTTGCACAGTTGATGAAGGATGAAAAAATACAGGATAAAAATGTTGGAATAGATAGTGTTGGTGTTGGTGCAGGCACAGTGAATGCATTGAAGGAATTAGGATATTATATCTCTGCTCTTGGTGGAGCCGACAGTCCGGTAGAACTACCTAACCAGGAAGAGAAGTTCAATAACTTGCGATCACAGATGTGGTGGCAGTTAAGGGAAGACTTGAGAAACGGTATAATTGCTCTTCCGGATGATGCTGAACTTATTGCAGATCTGATAACTCCGGAGTGGGAACCAAAAAACGGAAAGGTAATTGTTGAATCTAAAGAGACAATTAAAAAACGTTTGGGACATTCACCGAATAAGGGCGATGCTGTTGTTTACTGGAACTGGGTAAGGAACAGCAGAAGTGCAATTGAATTTTTAAAGTAAGGAGAAACAAAATGTATTTGAGCCAGAGTGATATTGTAAATCTTAAACTCAATCAAATCAATAATTACAAATTGAGTGATATCCTCCGCACTCTGATCAAAGAGGATCAGGAAAGTCCGGGCAAAGAAATGATGAAGAATGGGGAGAATTACTACGGCTCGATGCACGACATTCTTCAGCACGATTTTAGGAAATATTATATTGATGGCGTTTCATATATCAATCAGAACAAGAGTAATAATTTAATTGTAAATGCTTTTCATAAATATCTTGTTGATCAGAAAGTTGGTTACATAGCCGGTCATTCGGTTGTGTTTAACGGGAAAGATGAAGCATTTGTTGAATTGATAAATGATAATTTTTCATTCTGGTTTAATATGTTGATCCAGCGATGGCTTCGTGGAGCGAGTAATAAGGGCAAGGAATATGTTTATGTCTTCATTAATGATAGAGGAGAGTTTGATTATACTATCGTTAATGCAAGGCAAGTCATACCGGTTTATGATACACGATTTGATGAAGTGTTGACAGGAGTTATTCGTTATTATCCGATTGTTTACCAGCCTGATTTAAATACTCCAAAAGTAATTCTGAACAAAGTAGAGATTTATGACTCAGAAAAAGTTTACTACTTTGTTGAGACAAAAGGCGGACAATATATTCCCGATCCTGATGTGCAGCCAAATCCCCGATATCACATCTACAAAACAAATACTGCTTTCCCTGGAGAAGCTCTTGGCAAGGGCTGGGGACGCGTACCGTTCATAGAGCTGCGAAATAATGACGAAGGGATATCGGATCTGAAATTCACAAAGGGGCTGATTGATAACTATGATTTTAACTTAAGCTCGATGAGCAACAATCTTGCTGACATTGCTAAAGCCATCTGGGTGTTAAAAGGATATGAGGGAACGAAGCTAAGTGAGTTTATGATGAACCTGAATATGTATAATGCGATCAAGGTGAGCAAGGATGGAGGAGTTGAGCCACAGACAAACGAAATTCCGGATGATGCGCATGGTAGTCATCTTGATAGGATTGAGGACAATATTTATGTTTTTGGTTTTGGAGTTAACCCGAAGATTGATAAAGCCGGACTTTCTCCTTCAGGAATTGCGCTTGAGTATATGTATGCAGGACTGGATATCAAGAGCAACATTGCGATAACCGAGGCGACTGTGGCTATACACGAGTTCCTTTCTTTCCTAGCCGACTACTACAAAATTGTTCACAGACAAAATTATAATCCGAATAAAGTTGAGCCGGTCTTCAAGAAACATCTGATCATAAATGAATTTGAAAAAATTAATTCAGTTAGAAATAGTTTCGGAATTACTTCACGTAAGACTGCTCTATCAAACCATCCGTGGGTTAGTGATGTTGAGAAGGAACTTGAACAAATTGCGTCGGAAGAAGGTGAGGTAAATTTTGAAGAAGAGAAAGGAACAAGTAACGAATAATAATTAATTGACATTATAAACTTTATAAAGGAGAAAAATAAATGGCAAACTTTGTTTTTAACATTGCAAAAGGAAGAGTTGCTGAGTTCTACAATAGAGTAGACAGCAACGATCCCTCAACAGCACGGCTTGTAATAATCCCACTGGAAGCTTCGGGTCTGGAAGCTCAGTCAGCGCTGGAAGATTCTGTAAGCTTGGCAGAAGTTCTTGACGGTACAACTAATGAGCAAACCACAATGGGCAGGAAATATTTAACGGATACTGAACTCGCTGTTCTTGCTGCTGATATGACAAACAACAGAATGGATGTTGACATACCGGATATTACCTGGGCAGCTGCAACAGGAAATGGCGTGGGTGCAATTGTAGTGGCTTACGATCCTAACTCAAGTGCAGACTCAGCAATCATTCCATTAACGTATCATGATTTTACCGTTACTCCAGATGGAAGTGACATAGTTGCACAAATAAATGCTTCTGGATTTTACAGAGCGAGTTAATAATGCCAACACGGAGACCAGACATATTAGTAGCCCAGACTACAGGTGTTATTCAATTTAGCGGGGCAGGAACTCATTATATCATACAAACTGGTATGAAGGTATTGTATATGATTTACGTTGATACTGGTTCAGATGTAGCTTTCAAAAAATCATTAGATGGCGGATTAACGTGGACTGTTCCAACAGTTATTTACGCAGGTACAGTAACAAATTTAAGTGTATGGTATGATAAGTGGAGCGGATTGTCTTCAAATTATATTCACGTTGCTTATACAGAAAGTGTAAATGATGATACTTTATACCGTGCCATTGATGTAGATTCAGCAGATGCTTTAAGTACGCAAACAGTAATCTTTGCAGGAGCTTCAACAGCAGCGGGAGGATGTTTAAGTATTGTAAGAGCAAGAGGTGGTAACGTTTATTGTGCAACTATGATTGATGCAGGAACTGAAGGTGGGTTTTTCAGACTGCCAAATGCTAATGTTCCAAGTGGAGCCTGGGATGCAGCAAGAACAACGGTATTTGAAGCTGCTTCAGGCGATATGGTAATTCTTGCCCCTGGATTTGCAGCAGATAATCAGGATATAATCGCAATATTCTGGGATGCTTCTGCAGATGAAATAAGCAGAAAGATTTATGACGACAGTGCAAATACGTGGGCTGAAACCTCTATTGCAACATCTATGGTTGACCAGGCTGCTGCTACTGCGTTCCCACATTTCAATATTACAATAAATTTAACCGACAGTAAAATTATACTTGTAGCTTGGAGTGCAGTTGATACAGCTAATGCGGATTTGAGATGCTGGACTATTGATGAGTCTTCTATATCTGAAAAAACTAACGTTGTTTTGAACAGCACTGATGACCAGGGACTGTGTGCAATCTGTCTTGATTTACAGACAAATTACTGGTGGGTTTTTTATGCAGGCAAGTCCGATGGAAGTGAAACTTATACATCGGCTCTTAAAATTTATTGTAAAGTATCCAAAGACAGCGGAACTACGTGGGGACCAGAAACATTATGCAGTTTAAGTACAAGTTCAAACAGGAATATTGGTTGGTTAAGCACAGTTCCAAGATTATCTTTTGGTATTCCACCTGTTGCATTTCATGATAATCAGACTCTGGATGAAATTAAAATAAACGTAGATTGCTCTTTACAAAGAGCGACGCTACAGATAGGAATTTAAATTATGGCAGCACCTTATAATCCGCCGAAAAAAAACGAAGATTTTTTAATAAGAATAGCATTAGAAGATTATGTTAATCCCGGAAGTTTTAAATCAAATCCTACTATAGCATCGGGAGATTTTAAAGTTTCTATTGACGGTGGTTCATTAACAAATCTTGCAACAACTCCTTCGGTTTCACCTGCTTCTTCAGTTCTGGTATTACTTACTTTATCAGCAAGTGAAATGAACGGAGATGTAATTACAGTAGTTGGTATTGACCAGACTTCACCTAAAGAGTGGAGTGATTTTGTATTAAGTATTCCAACGACACAATAAAAAATGTCTTCAATGCTTAAAGTCTTTTTTGGGAATATATCCGCCGTAAGTGGACAAAACATAAACGTTACCCAGGTCACAGAAGCGGATGTTTCCCAAGCTATTGGAAAGAGCAAAAGCAAGGCATTAGGGCAACCTTCCGAGACAGACCTTGCCCAGGCAATATCTTATCAAAAAAGAATTTCTGTTGTCCAGGTTTTAGAGACAGAGTTATCACAATCAATTGGTAAGCAAAAAAGAATTCTTGTAGGTCAGGCTCAAGAAACAGATATAGCTATTGGTATTATTTTGCCTCAAAATATTGCTATTAGCCAAGTCACAGAAATTGATCTTGCGCAGGATATCGGAAAGCAGAAAAATATATTATTTGCTCAAACGGTTGAATCTGACGAAACATTTTCGATATCGTCATCGAAACGGGTAATGATCTCCCAGATAAGTGAGGCTGAGAGCTCTCAGGCAATAGGAAAGATAAAATCTAAATCACTTACAACCATAGCAACAGAAACAAATTTAGCTCAAACAATCAGTGTTCTGAAAAGAATTAATGTTGAACAGGTTACTGAAACCGGAATTGCTCAGGCTGTTGGCGTTAGGAAATTAGTTGCTGTAAATACAGCGGTCGAAGCAGAAACATCTCTGAATATAGGCAAGGGTAAAGTCAAAACAATTCTGCGAGCTGAGGAAAGCGATTCTGCTTTCGATATTATTTTGGCAGGGAACATCGTAGTTAACACTGCGGCGGAAACAAACTTTGCTTTAGGCTTAGAAAAAATTCTGAAGAGGGTAAATATTTCTTACGCTGAAGAGACTGATATCAGTTTTAGTATTACAAGAAAACCAAGAACTAAAGTGAAAAAATGGCGGAACATTACGAAGGGTCAATCTGAAAAGTCGTTTGAATATTGGGAGGAAGTGTAAATGGGGCCGGATGATATAAATAAAAAATTGATTGCGTTGCTTAAGAAAGCTGACTCTGAGATGGAGAAGCTCCAGCGATTATATGAGCCGCGTCTCAAGAAAAATTATCGCTTAGCTCTTAATGAAATTAAAAGTAAGATTGCCCGGATATTCGAGAAGTACGGGGATGATGTTAAGTATGCAGATTTAATTTCATACAACAGGTTGAAGAATCTTGAGGATGAAATTATCGAGCAGATAAAAATCCTCATCAATGAAAACATCAAAACAACAAGAGCCGGATTAAAAGAATTTTATTCAGAAAATTATTATCGCACAGCTTACTCACTTGAGCAAAGCACAGGGCTGAAACTTGGTTTTGGTTTACTTAACACGAATGTAGTAAATGCTTCGCTTTATAATCCACTCGACAGAATAAAATGGACAGAAAGATATAAGGATAATGCACAGGTCTTTGTTAAACAGATCCGGTCATCACTCACTCAGGGACTTATCCAGGGAGAAGGTTATGCGAAGATAGCCCGGAGCATAACAGAAAAAACCGGAATTGATTTTACAAAAAGTGTTCGCATAATTAGAACTGAGGGGCACCGGGTTCAGAATGCAGCGAGAGTTGCTTCATTCAAGAAGGCAGAATCAGCAGCTGAGAGGCTGGGGCTTGAATCGAGCCGGGTCTGGATTCATTCAGGTAATCCGAGAGAACCGAGACCTGATCACGTACAGATGGATGGTGTTGAGGCTGATGAAGACGGAATATTCACTCTTCCGGATGGGACTATAACCGAGGGTCCGGGATTAACCGGAGTAGCTGAGCACGATATCAATTGCGGATGCACAACAGGTTTGAAGTTTAAGAGCCTCAAAGCATTATCATTTGAAGATTATGTGGCAAAAAATTATAACAGTTTTGAAGACTGGAAAGAAGAAAAAGGAATTAACAATTAGACCCTCCTAAATGCACACACTACCTGATAAAGCCAGGCCTGACCAACCTGGCTTTTTATTAATCCTAAAAAAAATT